TCAATACGGGCTTGGCGTTCCTGCTCAAGCTTTGCTTGCAGCTCGCTAATTCCTTCTTCGGGAGAAAGTTCGACTTTAGTCGTAGAACGAGGCGCTTCTTCTGCCTTTTCTACGACAACATCGTCTTGTTTCTCTTCTTCAATCGGATCGAGAATAATCTCGATCTGATCTTCGTCCTTTACGTCTGATTCTGACATTTTTTATCCTTAAAAAACTGAATCGGGATGGGGAATCGTGCTGCGAATAAAAGTGTCATCGATTAAACGACACAATACTTCATCGCCCGTCTCGCGATTGTTGTAGGTCAAGCTCCATCCATCGGACGGACGAGATACAACCCAATCGCCAACTTCGACTTTCACGTCCCTAAACCATTGATTTGATTCATCAACGAACGCAGACGGCCCTTTTTTAAGTACAAGACCGACTTTGCCCTGCCATTTGTCTTCATCGCGAGTCTTGTTGGTAATGATAATACCGCCAGCCGTCATTTCGGGCCGGATATAGATCGCGATCAAAACTTGATTATGGAAAACATTAAAGTTGGATATGTCTCCAACCGCTTTTAATATTTCCTGCTTAGCATCAACTTCATGCTTCATTACATAAGCCATAAAAAACTCCTTTAGCGTGTCTGTTCAACGATAGTTCGAGCTTCTTCACACCGCTCAAGAGCGGCATAAAGACCTTGAATAGCGCCGACATAGTACCGATAATGAGCAAAATCAGAGATCCCGTTGCTTGTTATGATCTCTTGAATCCGTTCAATTTCTGCCTTTAGAAGCTTTCTGAGCTCACGCTCAAATAGATCGTTAGTTGTTAACATTGTATCCTCATTTCCCCCTTTCCCTCTTGGAAGACGGTCGGCAAAAGAGGGGATTGCCGACCGCCCTGTTATGAAGGCGCCTTAGCGCCTATACGAACTCCTTACCTTGGCGGCTTCAAACCATACGCCTTGACCTTTTCAAGACGCCCAAGACCGCCACCGGCAGCATGATCAATAACGTGTTCCGTCATAGCGCGACCGCCACGTTTGCGAGCTAATGCCATGCCGCCCGCTTGTGTTGGCATTTGTGGAGGCATAGCACCGCCCATTGGCATACCCTGTGGAGGCATACCTTGTGGAGGCATACCCTGTGGCATTGGTGGTTGTTGTTGAGGAATACGAGGCGACGCAGAAGCATTAGGAAGCGGAGCACCACCCATCATGCCAGTAGGCTGCTGACCTTTACCTGCAGCAATAATGATGTTGACGTTGGTTTTACCCTTGGTTTTTCCGCCCGCTGCATGAGCCATACGGCCACCCGGAACTACACCCGGTACTTTTTCCTTAGAATTACCGTCAAACACACCACCGCCGGAATACTTGCCCATGCGGCCACCCATGCACTTTTTGCAAGAGCAATCCTCATGATGCATCGCTTTTCCACCATCGGCGCGGCGGCTAAATGGCTTGTCAAAGTAATTTAAGTCGGGACCAGACATATCACCACGAGCCATAGCGGCTTCGCGTCTCGGATCCATTTTACCTTGGGCCTGCAACCGACGTTGGGCGGCTAATTGTTGTCCAGCCCGTGTTCCTGCATCCTCTGCCTTTTTAATCAACTCTTGCAAAGGAGTTAATTTTGTTGGGCCGCCATCTGCCTTAAACGCTTTAGGCTTAAGGATCTTGTGCATCAATTCTTTATCCTGTGCCTCGTCTGAATGGCTTGCTTTACCACCATGCTTGCGGCCAGTTTTTTGTTTTGTTTCTTTTGAGAACGCCAAGAAGTCAGGTTGTTTACCACCACGCTTCATCAATTCCGTCATGGTTTTGATGTCGGCTTTTGTACCCATTAATTTGTTCATGCCGGGTTCAGAAGCCATGTGCTCGCCATGCTCGCCATATTCTGACGGGTGATACATGCCCTGTGGATACATTGACTTGCGTACGTTCTTCATCATGGCTTTTTGAACTTCGCCACCCGACGCGTGATGCATGCCACGTAAAGTTTCAGCAAGATGTGCCTTCTTGGCAAGTTTGCCACCCTTTTCTTCGGCTGCATGCAGCTTTTTCATAGGGATTTTCTTGCCTTCAGGAACCTTTAACGCCTTATGGAGCGAGCCGGGATGCTTAATAGCGTCCTGTATCCACTTGACCTTGTGGCCATCGGTTTTACCGCCGTGTTTACGGGCCATAGGATAATCAGGAGACTGCCGTGGGTTACGTGAAAGCATTTCAGTAATTTGAGCAGCACCCTCGCTATAATCTGGGCCAGTATAGTAACGATCTACTGACACATTAGGATTATAGTCTTGTTCAATACCCGTTGGTTTGAATGGCTTTGGCGCTTCCTTTTTTTCAATTGGCAAATATGAAAGGTCCGTACCGCCTTTGGCTTTATGAGCACGGCCACCCTTTTTCATCATGCCAGCGGCTTTGCCCATCATCTCGTTTTGTTGACCCACTGGGTTCATGCCAATAGGACCGCCACCTAGTTTTTGTGCCTTGCCACCCTTTTTAAACGCACCTTCGTGCTTTACGCCTTCGCGCATATCATTAGCCATCCGCACGTCACGGTTAATCAAATCATCAACCCATGGTGCCTTGTGCTCTGCCTTACCACCGCTCTTACGAGGTTTACGATCGGCACGGAACTCTGCCTTTTTGCCTTCTGCTTTCCCAACGACCTTGCCGCCCTTCTTATAAAGACGCTTTACAAGGGGACGAGCGCCCGTTTTCTTGTCAGCTTCTAACAGGGGGGCGGGTGACCATGAAGACGAATCAACCTTTTCGCTAGGATCCGCGGATGTGAGGCGCTTGGCTTTAGCCCTCATTGCATTCCGCGCAGTTTTGGCGGCTTCAGACATATGATTCTCCAAGGAGTTAGTAGCGGCGTCCCGCTTTTGCTGCCATGAGGGGAAAGTCTAATGCTGGCAACGGAGCACTGACTCTATTGAGCGCCTGCTCAACAATTGCGGTATTATGCAGGGAACGACGTGATTTTGCAACGCCACCCTTCTTGAACGGCTCATCTACCAATTGGTAAGTGCCGTCAGGCATCAATTTTCTAACCTTACGGGTTTGGTTTAATCCTTGACGCTGATTTGCAAGACCCGATTGAATGCCAAGAAGATCATATTGCGCTTTAGTATAAGCGTCGGACGGGCTAATTCCTTGATCAGTATAAGTTTTGGCTTTGTTGGAAACCCATGATGCGCTATCTAAACCAAATGGTTTCAATATGTTATCCAGTAAATTGCCTTCTCCGTATCCTGCAGGATTGACAGGCGGTAGCGGAACGTTTCCGGGCGCTGGCATAGGCTGTGGCGTTGACCCCAGTATAGCCTGATCGGGCCTTGGCGTAGGGAGTGGAGCGTTTAAAATAGACTGGTCTGGACGCGGCGTTGGCAATGGAACATTAAGTGTCGGATTTACGACAGGCTGCGTTGGTGTTCCCGGTGTAGGTATTGGTTCAGGTTCGGGAGGTTGAATTGCAGCAAGAAGTGATTCGTCCGGTGTGCCAGTAGCAGAACGTAATTCAGGGGGCGTGGGTTGGCCAGCGGCTAGAATGGATTCCAGCGGCGTACCCGTAGCAGAACGTGGCAATTCAAAAGATTCGCTTGCCAATGGTGGGATATTAAACGTTGTTCCTGCACCCGTTGGTGTTGCAAACGCAGTGTTCATTTGTTCTGCAGCAGCTTCAGCGGCGTTTGCCTTAGCCGTATCTTCAGTAGTACCAGTTCCACGGGTTAACCCCGTTGGGGCTACATCCGCCTTTCCACTACCAAGCACCGCATTTAATGTTTCATTTTGTCCTACAAACGACCTTGCAAGCTGCGGCGGGTTATCTTTAGCTTCTGCGGGGGACACAAAAAAATTACCAATTGCATTTGCAACTTCACCCGCTTGATCCATAAACGAGTTGCCGCCTTTATTTTCGTTTTCGCTTGGGGATGGCGCGTCAGATTCGGCACGTTCGGTTTCTCCTCGGCTAACAGCATTTAATGTTTCGTGTTCTCCCGCTTCACCACCGTCGTCAAAATGAGTACGGCCACCTGCTGCAAAGTTATTACGCTCTTCAATAGTAAAATCATTTAACCGATGGCGTATGGTGCGTTGCACATGATCATCCTGATCAACAACAGGTTTATGCCAATGAATAGTTCCCATCTTGGGAAGTTCATTTGCTTCCTCGGACACCTTGGATGATATAACGCCTACGTCCTCTGGGTCTTTCTCAGGGTGCAGTAAAGCGTGTGGCTGTACGGGTTCATCGCCCATACCAATATCGTCTTCATGCCAAATGGACCCCTCAACTTTACCACCCTTCTTGTACGCTACACGCCCACCTTTTTTAAACCCGTATTTGGATTGGTTTTTTATTCCCATTAAAACACTTTCAAGCCATGGCTCATCAATGTTTTGCAGCAACTTCTGCTCTTCTGTCATCTTCTTAAACCCAGAACGAGCGTTAGGATTTTCAGAATATGGATGCAAAACGCCCGGCTTATGCGGCTCTTCGGCAAATTGTTTTACTGCTTCCGGTAAAGCATAGTGGCGCTGAACCAATGGTATGTCTGCCACATAACGGCCGCTTGTTATTTCTGGATATGTATTGTGTTCAAACGCGGATGCCTCGATGCTCTGTGGCGTAAGTTCAACCACTCGATGACCAATCATATTACCGCCAGTTTTAAGCAGTTCTGGATCCGTCAATGCTACTCTGGTCATACCAACATGAGGGAACCCTGCCTTGTGATATCCAGACTTATCCATGTGTTTAACAATAAGACTGCGTGTAGTACCCGGTAATGTCTTTAAAAAGTTTCGTGCAGCCCATGGATCATCAAGGCCCGGCCACTCTTTCATTTTTTCAACAGCCTTATCGCGTTTAGCAGGCTCTTCAAACAAACCAGCACGAAGTTCTTTATCAAACTTTTTAACCATTTCTGGTTCTGGTTTTTGTTTAGCCAATTGCGACATAAGCGCGTCGGACATTTGGAACGATGAATCAACCGACTTTGGACCCATGGGAGAATACACTCCGTATACTGGTCCTTTTCTTTGCAAATCTTCAATTAATCTTTTGTTTCTCGTCGTCTGTCCCGCGGCATTAGCCCACACCGCACCCTTATTGGGTTCAAGCATGTATTGCGGACCCGCATGGAGATCGACAGGCCAAGCCAATTCCTGCCCATGGATATGCGTAAGCCGCCCCAACCTAGAACGATCTCCACCAAGATTAACCAGTGTTCCGCCTTTAGCGGTTTTATAAAACTGTTCGTATGTTTGCTTTTGCGGATTAAGCGGATTAACGCCGGGTATTGGATTTACTGTAGCTTGAACGTTTTCAGGGCTAGTGGGTGTTCTAAAACTATAAAAAGATTGCCCAAGGTTTGGCTCATAATCAGAAGTTAATGCGTGGGTCTTTTGTGCAATACCAAGTGCTTTTTCCCGCATGGCAGGGTCTTCATGTTCAATCGATGGTATAGCCTCTAACCGTTGACGAACAATATCATTCTCAGGTGATCCACCGTCCTTATAGCCATCAACGTCTCCGCCAGTGTTTACGGAATCCCGCTCATGCCATATTGAGCCTTCCACTTTACCACCTTTGCGGTAGGCGCGGCGCATCACTTAGAACCCGTAATAGCAGGTATAACATTGCCAAGAAGATTACGTACGATTGCATCGCTTTCAGGATGCACGGCTATGTTTTGCGCCAAGTCAATCATTTGAATACGCTCTTTAGCAAGCATTTCCTCTTCACCAACCCGAGCCTTCATGGCGTCGTTATGCATACCAGCGCCCAATTCTACGCCCTTAAACTTTGTATCCATAACCTTGGCATCAGCTAATTTGTTTTTAATCGCCAACTCCATGCGCTCAATGTCCGTAGGCCCACCAAGCCCCTTCAATTGTTCCTGCATTACACGAGCCTTATCAAGATCGGACTTGGCTTGATCAAGCATTAACTTTCCTTGTACGGCTTGCGCTTTTGTATCTGCTTCTTGTTTTTTAAGCTGCAGTTCAGCAATTGCTTTTTGCATTTCTGGTGGTGGATTACCACGCGCAGATGCAGGAATCATAAACTGTTCAGGATTAGACCAACCCACTGCCTGCAATGCAGCCGTATCAATTGCAATTGGGTCATACATAGATGGGTTTTGCGCTTGTATCTGCTTTAACGCCATAACCTTCATGAGACGCTGGGTCTGCGATGCCGTGTTAGGATCCGCCTGTGGCACCAGATCAACCTGATCCAATGCACGGAAAAACGTCTCTTCATCCCACTTACGCGCAGGCTTGCGGTTCTTTTGCCAGAACGAATTTGGGTTTTCACGGAAGCACTGTACTAATAACTCAAACTCTTCCGCTTGCGATGCATGCATACGCTTGTGTACCGAGTTCAAAACCTTGGTGGCTTGGTCAATGAGCGCAATCGTGGTTCCCACAGGGGCGTCTTGCTTGCCTTCGCCTACGGCCTGTTCTGCAGTTCCACCGACACGCATACCCGTTTGGTTGATGTTCTCCACCAGCGACATGAGACCACCGCCCACATCCTTGTAAGGCAACGGCATTACGGCTTGGCTAATTGGCATACCGCCCGTCTTGACCAATGCTCCACCGCCGGGTGGCACACGGAATATGTTAGTATTCTGCCTTGCACCTGTGTCGGCATACAGAAAACCGGGGAAGTTGGCGTACATACCAGCGTCAAGCATTTCACGCCAAGCGGCCGTCAGTGCGTTGGTTGTGTTGCCTAGGATGTGCAGGAGACCCAGATCATAAAAGCCCATCCCCGGTACAAAGGTGTACTTGACGAAGTTCTGGCGGGGTTCAGGTAAATCTTTAGTATCTTCGTCATAGTTTCTGACAATGGATAAGATTTCTTTTGATGATACATCGATGGTTACTCGGTATGGGATTTCCAAGCCCGTGTCCCTGCCATTATGGCGGTGCTCAAATCCCTTGATATTCAATTCACAATAGCACTCATAGATTTCGCGGTCACGATCGTCAGGATTGGTTTGATCTGCTGAAATACCCTGCTGTGCTTTCTTTTCCCGTTGTGCGGCATCCAGTTGGAACATCTTTGGAGCGGACAGGTCTATTTCGCGGTATACACCAAGGATCTGCATCCGCTTAACTGTTGACGGGCGCATGTAGATACGGTGGGTGATACGTTTGGCGTTGGACAGATCGGTTGCCGCATTGTTAACGATCAGATCATCGGCATCGACGCTTTCGCTAACTGGACGACCGCGTAGGGGACAGAAATATACCTTCTTGAACGCCGTCCCGCCAAAGCCCAACATGAGGAGCATTCGGTCGGTATCAGGGTAATACTCTTTGGCAGTGGCCGTGAGGTAGTGGTTGAGGTCGTTTTCAAGGTCATTGGCAAGCTGGTCGGAGGCAAAGTCAGCATTGTTGTTGTCCTCCCTGATCTTTACGGGTCCATCCGTAGGCAATAGTTCTGACCGAGCATTGGCTTGGAAACGTAGCACTGCCTCGAGCAAGAGCGGGTGCCGAACGCGAGACATACCTTCAACGGGGGCGTTGTCTGCTGCCCCTGCCAGACCGGGGATTTCCACCTTGAGACCAAGAAGTTTAATGCCTTGAGCACGGTCGTCTATCCATTCTTTGCGGGAGTCTAAGTCGTCTTGGATGCCCTTGATGAGATCAAAGGATATGGCGGATAAGTCGGCTTGGTCTATTCTATGGACCAGATTATCAAACCACCCTTCGGTGCCATCCTCTTCTGCCCTTTGTAAGGGTGACCCGTCCAAGGTGATGGTAATGGCCCCATCGGGGGTCTCAATCGACATAAGGTTGCCGTGCTCGTCATAGCCCTGTTCTGGCCCGTCTTCGACCATTTCTATCTCAATACCGTCAATATCCTCATGAACAGGCGAAGGATCCGCTGGTAAGCGTAGGTTGGACGGTGCGAGTGGCATGCTTTAGACCCCGTATAGTGGCGCAGGCGGTGCGCCTTGGTGAACCCTGATCTGGTCAAGTTCCGCCTGAACCTCGTCAGCCCTTTGAATGAAACCAGTTTTGCGTAAGTATCGCATGGCGTAGGCCACCGTGTCCACTAGGTCGTCATGCTTGGACTTTGGGAACCGCATGCACTGGGTAATGACATCGTCGGCCCATGCCTTGTCAGGAGCATATACGAGGCCTTCTTGGAACAAATGCTGAACAGAATACAGCCGTGCGGTCTTGTCGATGCCTTCGGGATCCACCAGTTGAACGTGGAATTTGCCATTGGAATACAGGCGGCGCAGTTCTGACGCTACAGGGATGCCAGCGGCTTTGTTTTCAATAAGGACTTTTTCGATCGGGAATCTGTTGCAAGTCCATGATATTTTCTCAACCACCCCGGCAAACGATAGCCTTTCTTGCCATGCGTAGATCAACATGACCTTCGGGTGGGGCTGTTTGTACGTACGCTCTACGCGGTATGCCTCCCCGGACTTGGCGGCTGACGCCACCGGATCCTCGGAGAACACGCCCCAGACGGTCATGGCGGTAAAGTCGTTCTCGGACTTCTCGCTGAGAGCAGTATCCACGGCCGCAATGATGTGGTCGAAGTCGGGGAATACATTTTCGTTCTCCCACAACTGCCACATGGAACGCTTGATGATACCGCCATCGTCAGGGGTTGGCTGCTGTTGGAACTGGCCGGACGTGGCAAACGACCCCATGATTTTCTTTTCTCGCTCCACAACGTGGGCGGGGAACCGATCGGGGAATAGCAGTTCGCCTTTTTCTTCTCGAGGATCTTCAAGGCCCAGCAAGGTGGGTGAGGCACGATCGGGATCGTACTCCATGGGCAGCATGATGTGGTCGTAGCCCAGTTGTTCTTCTAGGATTACGCCAGATACGTCCTCTTCGTGGAGGCGCTGCATGATGACGATGATGGCGGACTTGTCGGGGTTGTTGAGACGGGTCGGGATAGCAGTTTTAAATGTTTCGATAGTTGTCCTGCGCTGTTGTTCTGAATTGGCCGAATCAACCGAATGGGGGTCATCGATGATGACGCGATCGCCACGAGCACCAGTCATACCGTCAATGGCGAGGGCTTGGCGAAACCCAGTGGAAGTGTTTTCGAACTTGGTCTTTTGGTTCTGATCGCCTGTCAACTTAACGTGGGGCCACATTTCCTGATACCAATCGGACGCGATAAGGCGGCGCATTTTGGTTGAGTCGCGGATGGCATTGTTCATCGAGTAGGAAGCGCAGACATATCGCAAATGCGGCATATTCCTCGGCCCCCATTCCCAAGCAGGCCAGAACACGTTTACCAACAGGGACTTCATTGTGCCGGGCGGGACGTTGATCAGCAGGCGGTTGTAGTATCGTTCATCGTCAACCATGACCTCGTCAGTGATGGCCGTCAGGGCTTCGCTAATGAGGTGGATGTGCCAGTTGTCGATAAAGGGTTGTCCCGGCTCCACGACAGGCCATGCATACTCAATGAACTTGGGAAGGGACCGGAACGATCGTTCGCGTCTGATATCCAGCAGGGAAGCCTTAGCGTCGATTCTGTCGCCTTTGTGGAGAATGTGAACGGGAGCGTTCATTTAGCCTCTATGGCCGATGCCAAGGCCAATTCCAGTGCTTCCAGCGTATCATCATCGAGTTCGGCTGATTTGATGGTTTTGGTTTCAATTTGAACAGGACCACCGTCTTTGCCCATCAATTCGTTAATGCGGCGCTCGGCATAATCGTCACGGAAGCGGGAAGCCACGTTTTTGAGCCAAAGCTGGGCGTTAAAGTCCCGTTTTCCCAAGTTTGTGCGGCCAGTTTCTTCCCACCAAACTTGCGATAATTCTCGTGCGTACGCGAGAGCGGTAGAAAATTCTGGGTGGATCTCCTTCCAATAGTCCAAAGTCGCGCGCACAGTTCCACAAGCAACGGCCATTTCAGCGTAAGAGCAGCCTATTTTGCCCTTTTCGATGACGACATTGCAGTATTCTGGCTTATACGTTGTTGGACGGCCGACTTTTGCCATAAAATCCTCCTAGAACGTCACCAATATAAGATGAAACGCAGCAAAATGCTATAGCACCAAAGAATATTACGAATAGTGTTAACGTTAACATTCAAAACTTCCCCATAACCCATTGATCTTTCTACTTAAGGTAATAATAAAATATATAAATATATATATATATATAAATAATAATAATTCTCTCTTATAAATCCCAAAACAATGTCTGGCTACTCTTATATCTATCACTATTTTATCTCTCTTCTGGACAAATATATCTGTCTCTCTCTGGATAAGTAACTAAGTATAAGTTAAACACGTTTTATTAATTAATATCAATAACTTAGTATGTATTTTAAGGTTTGATATTCATTCCATTGGATATATTTAACCGAGGGATGTCATCAAACCGCAACCATGATATGGTGAAACCCAACTCTCATAACCGAAGGAGGCTAGACCTTGATGGCATCGTTAACGACCGCAACGACCGTTTCTTTTGAATGGAATACACCAACTTTAACCGTAACCAGCATTGACCGGAGTGAAACCATGTCTTGGAATTATCGCGTAATCTACATCCCGAAGGATGGGGATTCTATTTTTGATGACGACCAGTTCATGATTCGTGAGGTATTCTATAACGATGACGACGAAATTGAGTTTTGGACAGAAGAAGACGCGAGCCCATTTGGCGAAACGTTTGAAGAACTGGCAGACGATTTTGATCTGATGCAGGAAGCGTTTGAAAAGCCAATCCTTATGCTAACCAAGGACGAGGACGACGAAGACACGCTTGTTGAACTCGATGACGAGGAAGGCGAGGAAAGCGAAGCTGAAGAGGCTTAACGTAAGTCGGCTCTAACTGGTGTGTGTTCTGGTTAAGCCTAGCGGCAGATTGTCCGTCACTGTTAGACACACTGCTACCACGCTGTACGGGGGTGTGGTTTAAGACAATGGAGAGTGGAATATGCAATCCATAGCCCGTACCTCATAAGACGTACTGCCCTCGGAACACTGGACGACCGTTAATCAGTTCGCAGAGTTCTGGGGGCATCATTATACCCTCTTCATCAAATGTAAGAATGGCAAACCCCTGCTGCGCTCTAGACGGTGCTCCTTCTGTGTATTGGAACTGGGGACCATGTGGATCGGCAAGAGTGCCAGTTTCTACGCCCCAGCGGGATCCACGACGATCTCGGACAGCAGTGACCTGTAATTGGTGGGTGTGGCCCGTAACCATGCTAATTCCCGCGTGTTGGGAAGAGTTATAGGCCGAATGGATCCCTGATCGGAAACGATGGCGTATTTCTGTCCCGTTGATTTCAAACCCCCACGCAAATTCCCAGTCTGTGAAGTGTTCCGCCAAGGACATGATGTATCCGTCGAGTTCTCCTGCGTTTGAGGCAATGTATGTGTCAATTCTAATGTCGTGGTTTCCCATGGTCCACAGACGGTGACGGGTTTTTGGGAGTAGTTTGAGCCATGCCTTG